ATGGCGCATGAATACTCGCTCTCAGATGTGCTTGAAAGGATGTACGAAAATCAGTTGGCACTTGAAGCCGCTGTGATGGAACTCACGCTTCACCTGGAACAGCAAGGCTCAGTAGAAGTAGGTCAAAACGTGCGTGGTGCCCTAGAGACAATCGGTGAAAACGCGGGGCATATCAAGCAAGGTTTGGCTCGACTGAGAAGGTCAGGCGGCAGCTAAGGAACCGAGACAAATTGTGAAATGCCCCAATCTCGGCGAAACCCACACGATTGGTGGCTTATGGCAGCTTTCAGCCTCTTCGAAGGCAGCTACAGACGGTGAGAAAAAAGATCTATCTCGTTTCGAAAAATGCTCCTATTCCTACGTTTTCTTCCCTTTCAACCAATGAACCCGGGGCCTCCAACCCTGCGCTGTTCATGATCGCCTGCTACGTCGCTGTGCGTTCCCGCTGCACTTCTCTTCAAATCTTTGCAATCCGTGAAACTGCCGGTCGCCTGTAGAGCGTCCCGGCCCGCCTGGGCTGCGGATTCGTTTGCACTACATCTGGGATTGCACAAAAAAAGGATGCGAGCCCCGTCGGCGGGAGGGGGATAAGTGGATTTTTTTACGTATTTTCCTCCATCCAAGCTTTCTGGAAAAACAATGGACTTCCCATAACATAATCGCCACATACGGGCCGACGCTGATAGTCAAGCCCGCTTTGGATTTAGCTGAGTCAACAAAGGGCTTTACACCAGAGAAAGCGCCCTTTAGCAGATATATACGTGGTCGGATCGACAAACTTGGACTTGCCACTAGACTCTCAGCCGCATATGCTGAACAACCGTTACCTGCGCTTATGAGCGTGACAAATAGGGATACCTTGACCTGAGCCGGTAAAACTTCGTAAATCTAAGATTTTAAACATAAAATTGTTTGCGGCTAAAATGGAATTGAATTATGTCCAGGGGTATATCGGTTACAGCACTGATCGATTGGAAATCACAGATGCATAACTGTGGTGCTGACAAACTTAGCGACCGTATAGAACAAGCATCGAGAACGCTTCAAAGGACAGTATCGGCAATAGGAAAAGCCCTAAACAAACTTGATAAAACGTCAAGATACAAAGTAACGCTACGACTGTACCATGGCTGGAGCAAGGGTTATGAGTGGACCCCAAACCGAAGTGCCGTTGTAAGCGCTATAGCCCAGACGGATTTCTCCGTTATATCCCGCTTCCCGAACATAGTTATTAACCCAGAAATTTCCTACGGCGATTTATTGCTTTCAGGCCTATCACATAGAGTTTCAAAGTCAAAAAACATTCACTTACCAGGTACACTAAGGGATAGAGGCGGTGACAGTGTTGGGGAAAAGATGGTTGACACTGCATTAGCATCCGACTTGTTAAGCTTGGCATTTAGCGATCCCAAGGATTGGTCTATTGTTCTAGCTGAGGACGATGACTTAGTACCACCAATATTTACTGCAGAAGCTTGGAAAGACCGTCACGGCGGAAAAGTTTACTTATTACGAAAGAGAAGCGTAGCAAAGAGTAAAGTGCTTTTGGGCGGGCTAATATTAGAGGGCGGCTGGAATGATTGATCAAGATTTGCTACTGAACGACCTAGCGTCCTTCTCCGATTTGGGAGTAACTCCTCCTAAACTAATTGTTGAAGGCAAAGAAATTGTAGCTCGTCTTACAAGGCATGGAGACGATCTCAGCCTACGTTTCCTCGAAAATGGACAGGTCCTTGAGCGTGTTAACGATGAAAATGAAACTAAACACGCAAACTACAGAGCTCTCTTAGCTTCGGACAGATTCGGTAATCTCAGAGACTGGGCCTCCGTTCAATTCAGCGTTTTGACAGAAGAGTCAGCTGCTCAGCCGAAGCCTATTCCGGTGCTTGGATTCTTACATTCAGCAAATACGGTAATGGATTTTTCAGGAGTAGATGACAAACTTGAAGAGACATCCTCTAACGACACGGCAAGAATACTTCTAATTGACGGTCCAGCAGGAATCGGGAAAACCGAGTTCATAAAACAGCTCTCATTAAAAAGAGCAGCAAACTTCAAGCGCACCCAAAAACCGCTAGTTCTCCACGTTCAAAGTCGCGGCAGAGTGCTGACTTTTCTTCAAGACTTAATCGCGTTCAGCTTACAGACTTTAAGGCTCCGCGTGACTTACGACCAAGTTCCTATTCTTGTCAGGAATGGACTAGTTACAATTGCAATTGATGGATTTGATGAATTGGGTGACCCGTCGGGATATGAGACTGCATGGGCACAGGTGGGAGAACTTATAAATCAAGTGCGAGGACACGGTAGTTTAATCCTTGCAGGGCGTGAAACATTCATTGGTCGCGATAGGCTTGTACGTGATATCAAAGCACTTAAAGCAACCGACATTATTGACTCTGTTACGCTGCAGCCTCCAAGTACTGAAGCTGCAAGTACATGGTTGAAGCATCATGGATGGACGGACGATAGATTAAAGGACCTGGATGAACTGCTTCAACCTGGATCATTTGCTTTAAGACCCATATTTCTAAGACACTTAGGAGAGAATGGATTAATTTCCGGACTATCGGAGACGGAAGGCTCTCTCTCAAACTTAATCAGCTTAATGATAAAGCGAGAAGCGGGAAAATTTGGCCAGCCTGTAGAAGCAGCGTTGACTAATGAGCAGCTGCAACAGTTCGTCTTAAGCTTTCTTGGCGAAATCGCAAGGGACATGGCCGACAACCAAACGGAGTCAGCAGATGAAACAACTATTAAATGGGCTGCTGAAGCAGCGTTGAATGATAGCGTACCAGACGAGATAAGTCGCCTCCTTCAGAACCGTGCTTTAGTTATGGCATTTTTGACGGCAGACGAGCGTCCTCGTTATAGACGCTTTTCCCATTCGCAACTTCAAAACTATTTCCTTGGCCTTGAAACCGTATCTTTAATCAAAAACAGAGAGATACCTAAATTCCTTCGCAGAAACTTATTAAGCTCTGACTTCCTCATCACCTTCTCCAACGTACTTGACGAGCTAGCTTCAAAAAACAAAGATGAACTTATCGTCTTTATGGAATCCGCCTTTCATCTACTAGACAATTACCTAGGTACCGACAGAGGGGCGAGAAATTTATCAGCCCTACTACTCTGCTGCGCGCCCTTTGGCGAACTAGTAAATAAATTTGGATTAAAAGGCCAGCAAATTGACGATGCGCTAATACGTGGAATCGCAAGTAGTTTCACTCTTAAAAATTGCAGCATCAATCAATTAGACGTAAGAGAAGCAGATATCACCAATGTTAATTTTGAAGACTGCACAATTGGTGGGCTAGTAATTGATGACAGAAGTAAAATCAACCTTTCCCTGCGTCCGTCCTATGTTCAGATGGAGAACGAAAGCGGTAACGGAGTATCGTTAACCTCTGAATCGGAGGCGATATCAAAACTTCTGAAAAACTTTTCACCAAATGTAGAAGGCGAATCAACTGAACATGATGAGCACCCCAAGATACTAGATCATGCAATTTTCAAACTTCTTGATCGGGCAATTCGATATCGCGGCTATTGGTTTCGAGAGGATGGCGATGATGTTTTGGCAAAAAAAATCACTGATGATCATCTATGGCCCGCCTTGTCAGAGCTGCTTTTAAAGCATGACTTTCTGAGAAAAGAAGAGCGAGTTGCTTCAGGACGGCCATCGCATTTTTATCATGTTAAAAGACCGCAACTTTTACAAAAGATCAATACTGACCCAGATACCGCGGCGCTTTATAAGGATCTGGGAGAATTCATAGCTCTGATCGACAGCTAATCAAAATTCTTAACGAAAGCGACATCCTTCACGGATGTCGCTGCCTCTTAGCCTGCTCAAACTAAACAATTAAACCTTAGAAACCAATACGCACCAATCCTCATTCTCGCTATAAACTGGATTTCTGCAAAGCAAACTGGACGCCGATAAGACAATTATAGCGAACAAGTCATAAAGTAATATTTTTTAGCTTTCCGCCCAGCTGATCGGCACTGGCTGAATATCTTAGAAAATCGGCTGCATTCCCTGACACCGGTGTTGAACCATGGGTATGCTCGGCAAGTTTTTTATTCATTTGCTGCACCAAGTTAAGCAGATCGCATACCACCTGGAATATATTTACGCTTTCGGATCCAATATAGTTTTTTGGCGCCAACAACCGCTGGCTTACCTCCGCCATGCTCTCTCGCAGCCCGCGGATTTTTTCCTCCATATTACTTCCTATCGTGGCGTTGTATTTCTGCCCCACCACCAGGTTCAAGTCTCGTCCGCTCGCCTGGTGCAGATCATCCACCGCCACCAAGCTTGCAGATCCGCCCGACAACAACTTGAGCGCACCTAGCGCCTCGATCCTCTTGGTTCCACCCACAGACTCAGTTGAATGGTCGTCTACCGTCCTGGTGTGATTCTGGAACGTCTCCGTGTTCCCCATCGCCTCCACTTCCCGCTCGATCGCCTTGTCCCGGATCTTGCCGTCCGTTTGGCGCAGCCAGTTGCCATCGGCGTCGACACGCTGCTGACAAGCTTCGCTGTGCTGCCACACTTGGTCACCCTTCGGCACGCTGGGCATGCTCAGACCGTGGGGCAGGATCGTTTGAATATAGGGCTTGTGCGGCAGGCCGTAGGCAAAGCACACCACAACCTGGGTGCCTTCCTCGGGAAAGGCATAGATGCCCATTTCCTCGCCACCGGTGGGTAGCGGCAGGGGCACGCCGGCCAAGATCGGCAGCTTGGTGTCTGGTTCACCATCGGGCCCCATGACCTCGATGTCGACCGCATAGCGCGGCCGGAAGTCGTCACAGATCCCGGCGCCGGCAGGGGCGTCGGCCACGGCGACAACCCGGGCAAAGCGTGGCAAGTGATAACCGCCGGTGAGTTCGGGAAATTGTCGTTCTACGCTACGGCGTATTGCGTCGTCCATCGGATGGCCATCTGGTTGTCGATGAGCGCCACACTGGTGATGCGCTCGCCGTGGTTGATTGTTGCACCTGGTCGCAACCCGGGAAGGGCCGCAATCATCGCGCTTTGATTACCCTGGTAGTCGTCGAACAGCTCGACCGGCAGCTGCAGCGCCGGGCGAACCCCAAAGAAGCTGTCGGCCCAACTGCCCACGAACACTTCCCCGTCGCCCTGCTGCTGCCAGATGAAGTCGGGGATATTGAAAACCCAGGCCAGGCTGTCCATGGCCTGGTAGCCGGCGGCCAGGCAGTAGAAGAACGGCGCCTTAACGCCGGCGTAGGTACGATCCGGGACGCGAAAACGCAACCCAGTGTGCTGGCTGATCTCAACCAGGACGGCGCGCAGATCAACATGGCGCAGGTTCAGCGGCAACGGGTTGGCCAGGATCGCGGCCAGTTCACGGCAGAACAGCACCTGTTGCCCGCTGCTGGCAGTGGTGGAGCGCTCGACGTAGCCAATGAAGTGCCGCTGTAGCGTGCTGTTGTTGTAACCGATATCGAGGGTCACCAGCCCCTTGACCGCCGCTTTCGCTTGAATGGTGAACGTCGCCCGGCCTGGGCTTTTCGCGTCCAGCCGGACTTCGTTTTTGACCAGGACATAGGGCACGCCATTAATGGCCAACTCCTTGTGCAGCTTCATGTGCTTGCCCCGCCCAACCAGCCGTCGACCTTTTTCAGCGTTGCTTCAAAGCCGGTCAGTTCCTCCGGCCCACTGCTGGAATCGCCACCGGTACCGCCGGTGCCACGCACTGCCCCACCCGGGCCGGACTGAGCGGTGACAGCGTTGCCCGATCGCCGCCCTTCGACTTTCTCCGGGTTCGACAGCTTTTCAGTCAGCGTGAACTGGATCAGCCATCCGCGCAGGTTGTCGTCTTCCCGGGCGCTCACGCCCTCGGTGAACTTCACCTGGCGCATGCCAAACGCGGCGGCTGTGTCGTTGACGATGCGGTAAGTCTTGAGCTGGCCACCGCCTTCGGTCGCTTCCACCAGGCGCATCAGGTCGCGCAGTTGCACCTGGTCAACGAAAGGAATCATTAGGCTGACCGTCAGGGTCTTGGGTTTGAAGCCCTTGTGCCCCTTGTCGGTGTTGCTGGTCTGACCTGACAGATCGTCGCTCTCGATGCGCAGATTGCCGGTGACCTTGAGGTTCTTCCCACGCACTTCTTGCCCGTCGAGTAGTAGCGTCATAGGCCCACCAACTCGCGGACGAAACTCAAGCCCTTCTCAGATCCCACAAGCAGCGCGCCGGCACACAGCCCCCATTCATGCCCTGGTGCTTCGCCGGCCAACAGCGCCTGGCGTAACTCGGTGGCGTTGCCTGGGCCGATCATACGGGCGCGCGTGCTGCTGTCTGGGTTGCCATCGGCCAGCAGGGCTTTCAGATCCGCCAACTGCTGATCCCGGCCCTGCTGTTGCGCGACTTTGCGTCCGGCCAGGGCGGCAAGGTCAGCTATGGGCGAGCTGTCGGCCGCGTAGCTCTCCAGGACTGCGAGCTGGCCGGCCATGGATTGCTGCGCGGCCTTAACCACGGTGCAACGCTCCAGGGGCAGCGCCTGCCAACGCGGCAAGGTGCCGGCGGCAGGGATCTCCCACTTTTCTGTCTCCAGTTTCGACAAGTGCCGTGCACGGCGCTCGGTTCGCACCAGGTCGGGCATGGGCAGCAGGGCATTGAAGCGCGCCAGGCTATTGGCCAACTGATCAAAACGTGTGGCCAGGAACATCAGGCACAGTGCGAACTGGGGACCATTGGGCCGGCCGGTGTCGCTCACATCCACCAGTTTGCCGGCCAGCTGCTGCAGCAAGTTTGGCGCCGACAGGAAACGTTGGTAACCGCGGCCCTGCCCAATGCCGCTTTGAAAAGGCGTAACTACCAGGCAAGCCGGGGCCTCGCCCATCTGATCAGCGAGTGCCGCTCGGCCTGCAGCGATCGCACCCTGGGCGGCACCTCCCACCGGCCCGGGGCTGGTGGAGGTTTTACCGTTGAGGTCTGCCAGGCGCTTAGCGGTACTGGCCAGCTCACCGCCGGCCAGGCCCTGCGCCGCTGACAGTTGCCCCATCCATTCAGTGGCTTGGGCAGGCCAGCGCATCGTCACCGGTGTCCAGTTCATGTCAGCCATTTGGCAGCACCAGGGCAGGCAGCTCCGCCACTAGCTCGGCGCCGGTCGGTATTTTGCGCTGGCCCTGTTCGATCGCCTTCAATTGGTCGTAGCAGTAAGCCCAGCACAGCGAACGCCAGGTACGGAAGGCAGCACCATCGGCCTGGAACTTCGGTACCGAGGGCTCATCCGCATAGGTGATCACGTCCTTGAGGTCGTTGTAGCCGGCAGTTTTGGCGGTGGCGTCGAGAAAGGCTTGCACACTACCCACGTACTCCGCTTTGCGCTGCTCCCAGGTCAACGGCGGCGGCTCAACCGCCACAGGGCGGCCCTTCACAGCCTGGATAACTTTGCCCAGGGCCTGAGCGGCAAACAGTGCCTGGTATTCGCCCTGGGAGATTTCCAGCATCTCGCCGGACGGTGGCAAGCTGCAGTCTGGGTTGGGAACCTCAATCAGCGGCGGCGCGGCCTTCGGGTCTTTGACCTTAATCATCGGGGGTTTGGCCGTTGGATCCTCCCCCGCCATCCAGTTGGGATTCGGCACACTAATCATCGGGTGCTTCCACTTCGGATCAGCGACCAGAATAGCGCGCTCCCCGTGAGCGCGAGTGTCGTAAAAACCTGCGGTTGCGGCGTGAAAAAAGATGGTCATGGTTAGTACCCAGTGGCTTCCCAATAAATTTCATCTGGCGAACTGAATGGACCAGAAATGACCGAAAACTGGGCATTACTGACGATCAAAGTGTTGGTGCCTGTCGCTGGGTCTGAGTAGAAAAGGCTGGTGCGAGAGGCAACAAGGGACACACAGCGGTTGGGGAATGCGATCGGAAAACTACGATGAGTTACGGTGTCAGAAGCGCCCATCGTGAATCCCCATTGCCGAATCAGCCCGGTCTGTGCGCACTTCCACCAGCCGTTTGGGCTCAGGGAGGCGGTGTTTTTCAAGACGGCACCTGGCACATCGGCGGTCGCTTGGGGCAAATTGGTAAGCTGGCTTCCATCACCGCTGTAGGTGCCGACAATATTCAGGTTCCCACCCTCGCTGATGGTCAGCGCGTTGTTGGTATTCCCTACATGAAACACAACGTTGGCAGGCGTGTTTGAACCGCCGCCGGACCAAACGTCCATGGATGCCAGATGACGTTCGGCCCAGTTGGTAGCCTTCCAAATCAAATACGCGCTGCCATTGTTCGTGCTATTGATTTGCATAGCGGGGTCTCGGGAACGCCAGTCAACGAACCCGCCGGCCATAGAGGGAAAGTCATAGGTAACCGTTCCTGTCAAAAGCCCGCCACTGAGCGGTAATTTTGAGTTGTCAGCGATCGCGATGTTGGCGGTCCCATCGAACGGTACGCCGTTGATGAGACGAGGCGATGCCAGCTTTGTCGCTGTGGCGGCATTGCCCGACACAGCAATGTCATAGGTGCCACTCAAACGGGCCTTGGGCAGCGTGCCGAGTGTCAGCGCGTTGGCATTCAAGCCCGTCAATTGCCCGCCGTCACCGAAATACGACCCCTTGATGCTCAGGTGTCCAGAGCCGTCCAAGCTAAAAGCCGAAACGGTTCCACCTACATGCATGACCACCGAAGGGACGGAGGTCGACGTGCCTCCGGCATACACCTCCATGGCAGCCAGGTGTCGCTCGCTCCAATTGGTACCCTTCCAAACCGAATACGCGGCGCCATTGGACGCGCAATCAATCTGGATCGCGGTTTGCCGCTCCTGCCAACTGACAAATGACCCGCCGATCATAGGTGCGTTAAAACGAATGCCCCCAGTCAGCGTCCCGCCTGCAAGCGGCAGCTTGGTACCATCGCTAACCGTGACGTTTCGGCTACCATCGAACTCAATACCGTTGATCAGCCGCGCCGTTTCCAAGCGAGTGGCCGTGCCGGCATTGCCCGTGATCTGGATGTCATAGGACCCGGACAGGTTTACCCGGGGCACTGTACCGGCTGTGAGCGCGCCGGCATTGAGGTTCACCAGTCCGCCACCGTCGCCGGAGAGTTTCCCCGTGATCGCCACACCGGCGTCAGAAACGCGCACGCCGTTGCCTGTCACGTACCCATCAGTGCCCAACCCCATAAACAAGGTTTTGAAGCCCGTGGACGAGCCGTAGCCGCCGATGCTGCCGACGACGTTACCACCGGACGTGAACGTCATCCCACGCGCCCAGGCGCTGCCAAAGTAATTGCCGGCCGCATAGACCACATCACCGATCATCGTGCCGCCGGTCAACGGCAGCTTGGTGGTGTCCTGCACCGTGATGTCCTGCGTACCATCGAAGGCCACACCATTGATAGCGCGGGGGTTGGCCAGCTGCGTGGCAGAGCCCGACCGCAAGTCAGGGTAATGGCCTACCTTGGCGGCGAAGTGATCCACCAGCGGGCCATCGATAGGCGCGACCACGCGCAGATCGTTGATCTGATTCGCGCTCACCAGGTGCGCCAGAGGGATGCAGTAATGCCAGCTGCCGTCAGTGTCCAGGTAGTCCACCTGGTTGGGGTCAAATACCACCTTCCAGTTGGCCAGCACGTCGTTCAGTTCTCGGCGCAGGGACACATGCAGCCACACCGGCGACGGCAACCCGGGCGGCGCGATCGGCAAGGCGTTGGCCAGCTCAACGCGGATACCTTCGATGTAAGCAAGGCCAGGTTTGAGCTGATACCCGGCCGCAACCTTTTCCACCTGCAGGCCGGAACGGTAGAAGCACGCGCGACCAAACACGTCGCGGTTGCTCAGCCGCTCGCGCTCGTCGATCCCCTTGAGGCGCACAGTAAAGTCATGTTGCCAGGTGCTGGCATCGATCGTGATGCCAGTCAGCGCTTGGGCCCCGTCAAACACCACCAGGATGTTGCGGGTGACGTTGTTGCCCAACTGCTGCGGCGGGATGTTCTTACGCTTCTGCTGCAACGGCACGTAGGCCACGGCCAGCAGCACGTTCTCGGCAGTTTCCAGGCCGATCCAGTTCCAGTCAAAGTCCCCGATATCACTACCGAGCATCGAGCTGTAGACCACTTGGTTCGGGTTCACGAAGCCAATATTTTGCGGGGGGATCGTGTAGGTGTGGACGATCTGCGCCGCCGGCGGCTTCGGCGCGGCGCGATTGACCGGGCCGTTCGGATCCAGCCCGGGCACGTTGGCAAAGACAAAGCGCAGGACATCGAGGCGCTGTTGCGCGCCCAGTTTTTGGGCGATCAGGCTTTCACCTGCAAGGGTAATACTGGCTCCCACAAGAGGCTCCTACAGGCTGGCAACCAGCGTTTGCTGATCGTCGTTAAAGTCAGCCGCGACAATGCGCAGCGATACGGGGGTGATGGTCACGAAGTCATAGCGTCGGCAGGTACGGCCGTACTGCTGAATCAGCACGCGCAGCAGCTCCGGGTTCTGCGACAGCTGGGAGTCGGAAAGACGCAGCATCACCACGTCCCAGTCCCGATCGGGCATGCGCTCGTCAATCTCCACGTAGCCCACGCCCAAACGCTGCAGGATGCGTTTGAGCCCCGCCGTGCTGCCGGCGTCCACCGCGTTGATAAAGGCGAACTTGACCCGCAGGCGATACAGGCTCTCCGGTTCGTCCTTGAAACGGCTTATATCCCGTTGCCAGGCCAGCAGGTCCAGCACGGTCAGGTGGCAGGTGTCGGCATCCATCTGCAACAGCGGCCACTGCAGCCAGCCTTCGACCGTCTCCCACCAGGACTGAGCAGCGCCTTTCAACTTGGCCAACTGCGGGCCATCGAGCCAAAACGGCAAATTGAGCTTGATCATGCCGGCACCACCTGCAGGCTTTTGATCCTGGGGATGCTCAGCTCTGACACGATGTCGGCATTGTCAAAATGCAGCGACTCAATGCCGGGGAACTGCTGGTGAAGTTCTTCGCCCAGGCGGCTGAATGAAAACCGCGACTGGGGATAGGTCAGCGTCGGCTGATAGTCACCGGTACCACTCTCGCGGAACGCCGCACGAATGAACTGTTCCACTTCCGCCTGCAGCTTGGTGCGCTGCTCAACCGTCAGCAGTGGCCGTGGCCACAGGGTCAGGCTCAACGCGTGCTGGGTTTCTGGCATGACCATTACCAGCAGGTCATCGCCGTGGCCATGATTGCCCTGGTCGCGAATATGCGCGTTGATTTGCTCCAGGTACGTCGCGGCCGGCACGTCAGCATCAAACAGCACGCAGGCATTGGCGCTGCCCGGACCACGTGGGGCCCCATGCAGGAAATACACGCCGTCCGGCCGAACACCTGGGAAGGCGGAAATCATGGCGCGGTATACCGAGTCGGTGTGCCACTGGTTGACCGCCGAGAATTGGTTACGCGTACGCAAACGCAGCTGATCGTCCGGCTCAGGATCTGCACCTGGTGCAATCAACCAGCCGTCCGCGTTGACCACTTGAACGATGCCGGCAATGGGCACGGGGAGGATCGCGTAGTAACCCGGGGCCAGGTTGTAGCCGCTGCCCACGTCCTCTGCTTCTACCGGGACTTCCAGCTGCAGCACGCCGTCCGCAAAGGTCACGGCCTGGGTAGTGATCAACTGGTAGATATGCCCGTTGATCGCCGCGGACTGCACCCTCACGCCGGCGGGCAGCTCCAAAGCACCGCCCGGTACATCGCGGGTAAACAGCAGCACGCCTTTGGCCTTGGTCGCGCCTTTACGCTCTACGTTGACCGCCCAGGCCAGTATGTCCAGCCACTTGCCAACGGCGGTTTTCACAAAGAAGTTGGGCAGGATCGTGCCGCTGACGAAATTGATCAGCCACAGCACTGGCTTGGTCACCAGGGCGGTAATCACACGCCAGAACGGCGAATAGGCGCTGGTGTTGCTCATCTTGCTGCCCTGGGCCGCGACTTCCTTTTCCCACGCCTGGCGCAAGCCCTCCTCAGTGACTGGGATGCCGCCGTCAGCCAGGGCCTGCTTAAAATCTACGTCGCTCACAGGGTCACCTCGATGTCGCCAAATTTCAGCGTTTTCGCCGTGACCAGGTACTGGCCAGACTCCACTTGTTTAACAAGGGCTGTGCCCGGTACCAGGCGCTCGTCGGCCTCCACCAGCAGTTCCAGTTGTTGGATGCAGTCGCGCTGACGCAGCTTGCTGCGCTCGGCCACCAGCGTGACCAGCAAGCCGCTCTCGCGGATCATGTGCGCGATGTCCTGGGCGATGCTGGCCCGGTCCTCGATCAGCAACGGCTGACGCGATGGGTCCAACACCAGGTCGTTGTCGGCGATCAGCAGGTCGATGTATTCGCTCATCCGCCCACCGCCATGGCCAACATGCCTTCCAGCTCCAGCGGGTTCATCGGTTTGCCGGTGTGAATGTTGACGTTCTCCACGTGGGTGCCCTTGTTTTGGGTTTGGTTGTTGTTCTGGATGCTGGCCAGCAAGCCGCCCCGGGGCACGGCGTCGGGCCGTTTCGGTGACAGGCTGGTCACGGCGTTGTTGATCCGTTGCTGGCTCTGCTCGGCCTTCTCGGTCGGCTTGGACGCGGTGACCAGAGCTGGCGGTTGCGTCGGCTGCGCAACGTGTAGTTGCGGCCCGATCGGCGCCGACGCTTTTAATGCCGGCGCTGCTACCAGGGCCGGCGCCGTACGCGGGGCTTCGGGAGCGGTCAGTGGCTGGGTGATCGGCGCCGGGGTTTTCGGCACAGGTGCCAGCACCAGGGCCGGCGCTTGGGTCCGCGGCTGCAGAGCGTTGAGGGCTGGCATGGGCGGCGCCGGTGCTTTCGGAGTAGCAGCCATGACCAGGGGCGGCGCCTGGATGGATTGCTGGGGAGCGCTTACCAATTGCGGCAGCAACGGTGCCTCGACCTGAGGCGCGCTGATCGTCGGCAGGTCCGGCGCGGCCGGCATGTCGCCAAATGCCGCATCAATCTGCACACCTGGGATCTTGTTCAACATCTCGATCAAGCCGTTGATCGCGCTTTTGAAGATGTTGACGATGCCGTCCCAGGCCGCGCTGGCCATGGCTGACCAGCCGCCCATCGAATCGAACCACTCAGACAGCGCGGTCAGTTGGCCGCTGACCCACTGGAACGCCTCGCTGTTGAGCAGCGCACTGGTCCACTCGTCCCAGTAAATGATCGCCGCCGCCACAGCCGCGACCAGGGCAACGATGCCGATCACGATCCACGTCACCGGGTTAGCCAGCAACGCGGTATTGACCAGCCAGATCGCGCCCTGCCACAGCAACATCGCGCCTTTGACCAGGCCCATCCATGCGACCATCAGCAACAGGCCAGCCACAAAGCCGATCACCATCACGGTGTGGTACAGGAACATTGCGATGCTGCGGTAGCCCGACCAGGTGAGAGCATTCCACACCACAGTGGCTCCCAGCCAAGCCATTTTCGACAGCCCCACGGTCAGGGTCAGCAACGACATGGCGGCGGTGATCGCCAGGAACGACAGCGTGACTATCCCTATCAGCCGGGTAATGTTGGGGAACAACTGGGTCCAACGAGTCAGCGTGCTTGCAATGCCCACCAGGCGTTCCATCAACGGTGTCAGGATCGGAATCAACGACTGGCCAAAAGCGATGCGTAGAGCTTGCACGGCGGCGCCGAACTGCTGCCACGGGTCCACCATGTTTTTGGCCATACGCTCGGCGTTCTCCAGGCCACGCACATTGCCCAGTTGCTCCATACCGTTTTTCAAGCGGCCGGTGTCGCCCAACAGTGTGGTAATCAGACGTGCCGCTTCACCACCAAAGGCGTCGCGCAGCTGCTTGCCGTTGGCTTCAATCGACAGATCCCCGAACTTGCCTTTGAGCTTGTCCAGGATATCCATCATCGGCAGCAACTTGCCCTGCTGGTCGACAAAGGACATGCCGAGCTTTTCCGACGCACCGCTGACGTTCTCAAAGAACGACTTGTAGAGACCACCGGCCTCCCCGCCATCCATAGTGCTGCCCAACGTACCCAGCACCGCCATTTGCTCGGCCAGGCTCACGCCCGCAGTGCTGGCCAGGCCGCCGGCGGCTTTGAAGGCTTCGCCGATCTGCTCGCCACTAGTGCGAAACAGCTGCACCGCCGTGGCGGTTTGGCCAGCCAGGGTTTCAACCCACTGCCCTTTCCCAATTGCGTCGGCTTGGCCTTTGAACAGGTTGTACATCGTGCCAACGTAGGTGCCCATGGTGGCGGCGTCGGCCTTAGTGGCCTTGGCCAACACGTCGCTGGCATTGGTGAACGTCGCCAACTGGTTGCCCACCAGGCCCTTGATAGCGCCTTCAATGTGATACGCCGAAGCGACGAAATCACGGGCGTTCTCCCCATAGGCAACGGAGAATTCCAGGGACTTGCGATTCAGCGCATTCAGGGCGTCTTCAGCCACATTCAGCGATCGGACTTCGCCCAGGGCGCGGTTCATCTCTAGGGCTGGTTCCATGGATTGCGTGATACCGACATACGCGCCCGTAATGCCCGCCAGACCAAAACCCATCGTCTTGATGTGCTTTTCGCTCTGTTCAGCCAATTCAGAAAAGCCCATCTTGACCTTGCCCAGCGGGGCAGTGACCTTATCGGTCAGGCTCAAAATGAAGGCCAGGCGGGCGCTTTTGTCAGCCATCAGTGTTTATCCGTTGAGTGCGTAGGCGATGCCGTTGGCAATGGCGATTTCCATCCGTCGCCAGTGCTCGTCCTCCAGCCACTTGGCCGTCCCCATCACCTCGGCGGTGGGTTCGGCACCGGGTAGCCAGCGACCGGCCAGGGCCACCAGTTGGCCCAGGCCGCTTTCGGTCAGTCGTTCGGCGTGGTCGAGGGCTTTTTTACGGTAATTTCAACGTCCGGGCCGTACTCCTCGAGGAGCGCGCCGGCCAGCTGCATGACCAATACCGGGTTGCCCAACTGAGCCTTGAGCGTGGCGCGCTGCTCCTGCTTAACGGTGGTCACCAGCAGGTTGTTGGCCGGCGAAACCTTGTTGGTCTGGGTCACGGCGTTGAAGTACTTGGTCACGTCCTGCGGGGTGAGGGCGAAGGTGAATTCCTTGTCGCCGACTTCCAGGGTGATATCGCATGCATCGGTCATGGTGTTGCTCCGTTCAGATTTAGAAAGTGATGAATCAGCGCAGGCAAACCCGGCGCACGTGGTCCTGCAGGCCCAGAATCATTTGCCGACTGAGGGCAAGCTGATCTCTGAGGGTGAAATAATTCTGTCGAGCGTCTGCTGTGAGTTCGGCGGTGCCTGCATCAGCCAAGCCGCCGGCGCTGGCCGCAGGGGGGGCTGGGACGCTGCAGGTGGCGTTGAGGCGCAGCCGCTTAAGGCCAGCGTCAACAGCGCGGCGCAAGCCGTCGTTTTCGATACGTTCATCGTTGAGTTCCTGGGTACGTTGAAGGTCGATAGCGTCACGTTCGGCCAGCATTTCCCCGCTGATACGCGCCGCTTCGCGCAGACCGCTGGCTTCGAACAGCGCGGCGTCACGCTCGTTACGGGCGGTGTCGCGCTGGCCTTCCAGCAGATCGAATCCGAACCAGGCCACCAGGCACAGCACCAGAATGAAAATGCCTTCGCGGATCACAAGCCCGCCTCACACAAAGCGGCTTCTGCGAGGCGGCGAGCATGTAGCCCTGGGATAAACACTTCCTTGCCCTGGGCGGTTGTGACGAAGGCCCACACCGGCGTTCTGCCGTCAGGCGCCCAGGCCAGCGCCTTGCAGCCGTCTTTGATGCGGCCGGCGTTGATCAGGCCCAAGGCGCGACTGGCGCACGTGCTGGCCATGCCGAAGTTGTGGCCATGGCTGCTCAAGGCGTCGAACGTGTTCTGGCCCACGTACTGATTGGTGATGCAGTCGGCCAGCTCCAGTTGGCCTTTGCTGATCACCAGCTGCTCCACCTCGTTGCAGCGAGCGTCCGACCAGTAATCCCCCACAACTACCGGGTAAGGGCTGGTGTGACGGGTGATGCCCTTGCACACGGTCGGCAGCCCTCGGGCTAGCTTGTCGGCGTAGACAGTGTTTTGGCCGTTGCCTTCCCAGGTGCCCAGGAACACCACGAGCGTAGAGCTGCAGAGCGCGATAGCGCCGGCGGCGATCTTGCCGCGCAGGCTCATGGCTTCACCTTCCAGTCGCGCAGCATCTGGCGATACTTGGGAACCAACAGCAGGATCTGCAGCACCATGTAAACGGCAGTCAGCATGTAGGCGACAGCCGACCAGTCGACGGCCCCTGTCGCTCCAGTGGCCGCTACACCGATCGCAGGCGACGCCTTTGCCAGTGCGATGGCGGTGTCCTGGGCCGCCTGATTCGTGCTCATCGCTGCATTCCTTTTTCGAAAAAAGACTGGCACGGGACACAGCGAGTCTTGCCGCCGAGCGCTTGGCGCGCTGCCGGAATCTCGTTATCACAGTCCTGGCAGTGGGTAAGGCTTGGGCCCGCTGACTCACGCCGGGCCTGGGCCAACTGGGCGTTGATAGCCTGGTCCCGCTGACGTTGTTCCAGGGCTTGGGCGCGATCGAACGGGCAGACCATCAGCTAATACCCTCGATCTCGGTGGCATCCAGGTACGGCACGCCGTTGATACGGATAAAGTCCGGGCTGGTGACCTCGAACGGCACCTTGTGCTTGGTCTTCTCGCCACCTTTGGGATCGATGCTCAGCAGGCTGGATACCTTCAACTTGCAACCGAAGGCCTCAATGCGCAGTTCCTCGTCGCCTGCCTTCGCAAAAAACACCGTGTCGAAGGCATCGAGCTTGCGAAAGCTGCCGGCAGTGCGCGCCGCTTCGATCAGCAGGTTGAAGTTGGTGGAATCCAGCTCCAGTTCGCCGGCCGCTGCCACATCGCCGTCGACGTAGCCGTCAGGCACGCCCCGGGTTTGTGCAGTCTTGCTGTTGTCGGTGATATCCAGGGTGCAGCTTTCGACATGGACCAGCAGATCGCCCAGGTTCACGTCAAAGTTCTTGCCGCCAATACGTGACATGGGGGGTTACTCCGAATCGTCGTTGGAAAGGTCCAGGGCAATGTTCGCCGTGAGGTCTTTCGGGCAGTTGTGCGGCTTGAGCTTGATGAACGCCTCAACGGCGGTTTTGCTCTTCCAAACCAGCACGATGTCGCCGTCTTTGGGCGTTTCGATCTCGCCCGGAAACACCTCGCCGGCGAACTTGACCGACTTGGCCATGCGGCGCAGAGGGGCCATCAGCGCGTTGATGTTCACGGCCATGCTGTTGGGGGTGTTGTTCAACCGGCGATCGCCCACGCGGCGAATCAACAGCGGTCGCACCTGGCGCGCCGCCTTGTCAGCCAGGCGCAGGTACTCCACGACCTGGTAGTCGCTACCAGGTGCATCGAGCATGTTGCCGTCGCCCCAGTACACGCCCGGGTAATCGGAATAAGTCTGGGAGACGGAGAAACGCGCCTTGTCGAGTTCTGCGCGGATCGAGGACGGCAATGGCACGCCTTCGGAGTCGACAGGCACGGCGCCAAGCCCCAGCACTGCGCCGGTGGCCACTCGCATTGGGCTGTCAGCGATGCTAACGGCCGCATTGGCCAGCCGGCCGGCCAACACTCCCAGGTCGTTACCGTGCAGCTGCGGCACCACCAGGACACGCGGCGCTGATACGCCGGCGGTGATCGCTTTTTGGGCCACCAGGTACTCGGCCCAGCTTTGGAATGGGCTTAGCGACAGGCCGGCCGTGGCCGCCATGACGAAGGCACGACGGCCGTAGGTGTCATTCATCGACACGGCGGCGTCATGCATGGCCGACAGTTCGGCACCGTTGGCCACCGGCTTGGTGATCACCACCGCCTCGACGGAAAAGCCCTGCTGCTGGGACATCTCCAGCGCTTTGGTCCAGTCGCCGTCCGGCGCAATCGGCGCCGCCAGGCACGCCCAGCGATCGCCACCGTTCAGGCGTGCGGCAGTGACCTGGGTTTTCAGGTCACTGGCCGGTAGGCCCAGTTGCGTGTCCAGATCGCTGTCAGTGTTGAGGGCGATCAATTTGCCGGTATTTTTCGGACCGGGGCCGATGAACAGAAAATAGCGCTCGATCTCAGTCACGGCGCCTTGGCCCAGATTGAGATTGTTAACGCTGACTTTGCCAAGTGCCATGCTGTGCCTCGTTAGCGGGGTGAGTTAAGGATTTGTTGGAACACCTGGTTAACCAGGTCGCGGGTTTCGCTTCCGCTCTGCACACCGAGAAACTGGCGTTTGGGCAGGGTGATATCCCAGCTTTGCGCGCCGGTGGACTCGGTTCGTTCGTCGTTCAAAATGCGGATCAGCAAGCCGGCCTTGGCGTAGTTCACGTGTTCTTGAATCCAGGCCACCGACGGCCTGGCCAGTGCCTTTTTGCCCTTCTGGCGAACACGAAAGCCCAGCCGGCGCAGGCGCTTGGCCTGTTTGTCGGTGCAGGCGATGCCTGGGGGGACTTTGTTCAAGCGGCGCATCTGCGCGGCGGTACGTCGCTCGCTGACGCCGTTGTGCTGCTGCGCCGCGACCCAACGGGTCAAGGCGTTTTTCCAGCCCAGCTCGGCTTCGTCGGAGCTGACGCGGGTGACCTGCAGCAGCTTGGCCAGGCCCGCTTCCATCTTCTTTTTGCCCTTGGCCGAACCCTTGCGCTCAGCGAAGGGGGTGCCGTCGGTGTTCCGCTGCTCACGTACGCGTTTGCGGCTCATCGTCCGCACGCGCGTGGTCACTCTGTTCAGTAACCGCCGGCGCAGTTGGGGCGGCAGCTCAAGCAGCGCCAACTGGGCGTCGACATTGAGCAAGCCCCTGACATCCAGGTCGAGCGGGTTAGCGGCCATTGCTGCCCACCTCGCCGTGCTCGGCAACCCACAGATCGAAAGGCACGAACGCCCAGGTCTTGCCGAACGCCTCGATCTCGCCATCAGGGTCTTCGGCCAGGTACTGCGGCTCGACGAATTCCAGGGACAGGTCCACGTCGAAGCTGTCCTGGTCGAGTGGTTCAACCGCGAACAGTGGTGCCGGCAGTTCGTGGCGGTCCCGATCGGGATCGTGGTTTTCCAGCCAACTGCCCACCAAAGCCATCAGCCTGGCCGGGTTGCCGGCGAATCGCTCCAGGGAGAACACAGCGCGGTAGCGCATATCGGCCATGTGCAGGCCGTCGCGGTCGGGCTTCCAAATCAGTTCAAGACTGACCTGTTCCGTCCAGCTATCGAACTGCTCCGGCGCCACCACGTTGCGCGCCATCAGGAAGGCGGTCAGCGCCTGCAGTTGGATCATTGCAGCGACGCCGTGATGCGGCCACGGCCCTGCAGGGCGCGCACGGCCTGCTGGCTGAAGGCCAAGAAGGTTTCCGCACGCTCGGGCGCTTCCTTACCGGTGCTCTCAGCGCTCTCGCGACGGGTGACGGTGGCGAACTGCGGCAGTGAGTGGCCTTTGGCGCGGCAATACACAGCCCGCTTGTAGAGCGCGATCTTATTGGCGTAAGCCCATTCTGCGGGGCTTGCCACACCTGCCGCAGCAGTAAGGCTCGACACGCCGGCGTCCTGCAGCGTCGTTTTGACGCGGGCCAGGTCAGTATTCACCTCAACCATGGCGCTTTTCAGTGTGTCGACCAGCAGCTCTACCAAGTACTCCGCCGGCACGCGCTGTTCCTTTTGGAACTCGGAAACAGAGAGGTCTGGCCAGAAACCGTCATTCTCGATCGCGTGTTCCACCAGGGCGGTAGGTTTCCCGGAAAAGCTCATTGCTGGTCGCTCAAATAGGGCGGGGAGCCTGTTTTCAGTGGGACGGTCCATAAATGGGCGGCTCACTTCCACAAGTCCCCGCTGGGGGGGGGTAGTCGGTTATTCGGTGGCCGGGTTAGCGGCCGCTTGTTTTGCCAAGGCCTTGCGAACCTTTTTGATGCGAGTGTCGTTGCCGGCCTGGGCGTACAGCTCAGTGGAGCGCTCCAAATGCTTGAGCGCGGTCTCCCACTGCTCGGCTTCCATGGCGCGCATGCCGATCAACTTGTGGTACTTGCTCGGGATCTGCTCCGTCAGCTGCCACTCGCCATCAACGCGGGGCAAAAGGTCGGATAGGTAGGGCTCGGGGCTGCGGCCGGCGTTGTATTCGGCGTAGGCCCATTCGCACACGGCATCGGCGACAAAGGTCTGGATATCCCGGCGCTTGAAGCGCTCGGGCATCTGCTGACCGCCCTGTTCCATCAGGAAGTCAGCCAGCTCCAGCGCATCTTCAAACTGGGCGGTATCGAACAACCAGACCATCACCTGCACCGCGACACGGTTGGGAAAGTTCAGCCCCGACTCGCAGTAGCGCTGCACGTATTCCTGGTATTTGGGCAGCAGCTCGTCGCGCTTGAGAGCCTGGCGCCCGGCCAAGCCGTTGATCGCGCTGATGCGCACCAGGTCCTGGTCCAACGCGGCTTCCTGCAGCAACAGGTGCTTGCGCGCATTGGCTGGGCTGCTCAGGGCATCGCCTGGGGTGTAAGCCATTCCAGCAGTAGCCGCGAGCGCCGCCACTGCTGTGCTGCCCAACGCCAAGGTGCGCCGCTTGTGCGCCAGGGCCAGGCTCACTTCACCAGCTCCACGTTTTCAGTGAAGGCGATCTTTTCCAGCTGCTCGATCACGTAGCCTTCGTTGCGGCTGTTGTAATCCTCGACGCGGGAGCGCTTCGGATTCTCGATCGTCTGCTTACGCCAGCTGGTGTCCTGGAAGTAAATCGAGAGGTTGTCCCAACTGGTGACCAGCACCGCATTGACCGGGAAGTTCGGCACACTGAACGCCGGCAGACCGCCATAGGTGGCGATGACCTGCGCGTTTTCGATGCGCTCTTTTTCGGTCGGCGTGTCGCCTTGCTTGGTGTACAGCTTGGCCTTGTCAGCAGCGAGCAAGTCGGTGCCGATGATCGCGACCAGGTCGCCGTCTTCGCGCAGGATCTCGTCGACCATCTGCTTGGTGTCGTGCACCAGGGCATCAAGGTTGGCGTAATCACCGCCGGCGCCCAGCATAACCTTGCCAGCGGTAGCGCCCTCCTTCAGCACCTGCTGCGGGGCCTGCTCACGCAGTTGCTGCAGCCAGCCTTTGTTCACGTCCTGCAGCTTCGGATATTTCTCCAGGTCGGTTTGCGCTGCTGCGTGGGTGCCATGGAAACCGATAACGATCCGGTCCTGCGCGATGCGCTTTTGCACTGCAGCGGAATAACGTTCCTTGAAGTCCGGAAACTTCGCCCAGGCGTCGATCTTGGCGTATGGAAGGCCCACGTCCGACTGGGTATCAGCCAGCTCGTATTGGGTGTTATCCAGTGCCGAAGCGTCTTTGGCTTCCCGATCGGTGGTTTTGGTGTTGGTGCGGCCGGTTACCGGACCGTTCACGCCAATGAAAACCTTCTCGCCCTTGATCTCGCTGACCGGAGTGACGTTGATGCGCTCCAGGAAGTCGGCTTTCGCGGTGATCGCGTCGTTCAGTTCTTGGGCAATCGTCGGGTCAACGCTGAACATCCGAGCCGAACTTTCGACACCGTACGCTTCGGCATACGCTTCCTGCAGCTCGGCATATTGTTTGGCGCCACGGGCGCTTAATGGCTGGGCCATGTCAAAGCACCCGCTTTTTGGTGGTGATCACCGGGCCGGCGTTGCGGGGCAACTGGCGACCGGTCGAGGTGTTCTGCAGTGCGGAGAACTGCTTCTGCAGCTTCTCCAGTTGCACCAGAACGGCCTTATTCGACCCACCGCTACGGCGGAACTCACGTTCTTCCTCGGCGGTTGTGACGATATCGTCTACGGCCGCGCTCACGTCGTCGATGGGTGCTTGGTCTGGTTCTGGTGCATCTGCGGCGGCGGGTTCAATCACAGCCTGAATGCCGGCAGCGACGACAAGCAGCTGCTCCAGCAGGGCCTTGAGGGCCGTTGCGGTAGCTTCATCCATTGGGGTTTTGCTCTCAGTTGGGGTGGTGGGTTCGACGGGCTCGGCATCCGTGGCAAAGCGCTTGAACAGGCCCGTGAGCAAGCCGATCAGCTTGCCGACCTCGCTCTGCGGTTCGGCTTCAAAAGAGCCCAGCTCGACGGAGGCGGCATAGAACGAGTTTTGGTGGGTTTGCTTGGAAAAATAGAGTTCCTGGGTGCCCAGGCTGGCCGGCTCATCGGTGACGCCCAGACCTGTCAGGTAGGCTTTTCCGCTGCCGGCGAAGTTCGGGGTGATCTCGATGCTGGAGAAGAGCTTTTGGCCCTGATCATTCAGTTGCAGAAGACGATCGTTCGGCTTGAGCTGTGCCTCCAAGGCGATTTGCCCGGGCTCTAAGTCCTCGCCCTCTTCCACTAGGCGAACCGCAAAGACGGTGCCGTGGGAACCGCTCCAGCGTTCGTGGTCGCACCAGATGACTGCCGTGTATTTGGATGGCTTGTAGGTTTCAGCGATATCACGCAGTTCCTGGGGAAGGATCTCGCGGCCATCGGCGGTGGTGCCGCTGGTGGCGACACGTTTCCAGTACGAAACGAGGGAACGGGGCATGGACGTTAACTGCGCTCAATCGGTTGAATGAGCCGCCACGATAGGGAGCCGCCAAGCCCCGAACAAATGGTTCACATGCGCGTTTCTCCTATATCCGCGATATAGGTGGATCGCGGAATTTAACCCCGCGTTCCCATCGTTTTCGCCGCATAGACTGCGGCCCATGTACTACTCGACCGAAGTTAAAGAAGCCGCCAAACGCCTGTTTCTGCGCCGCTGTAAGGCCAAGGAAATTCAGGCGCAGCTCAACCTGCCCAACATCCGCATCGTCTACTACTGGATACGCCAGGGCGGATGGGAGGACATGCTGTCGGACGAGGAACCGCTGACCGCAGTCGGCCGGCGAATCACCCTGCTCCTGGACAAAGCCAGCAGCTTGACCAAAGACGAACTCAACGAGCTGGACCGGCTGACAACGGTGCGCGAGCGCCTGTTGAAGCAAACGGTCAAACCTTCGCCAGCGCCGATCGGAGAATCAGCAAGCGAACCACAGGAGCGCCGCCAGGGCGCGCGTGGGGAACGTTCGGGCCGTGGCGATAGCGGAGGGAAAAAACGCGAGAAGAAAGCCAAGAACGACATCAGCGGGCTGACCGAAGTCGACTTCCTGGATAAGTTCATCAGCAAGATGTACCGCTATCAGCAGGAGCTGTTCGCGGCCAAGCAAAACCCGCTGACGTGCCGTATCCGCAACATCCTGAAAAGCCGGCAGGTGGGCCTGACCTACTACTTCGCCGGCGAAGCCTTCATGGATGCGGTGCTGACTGGCGACAACCAGGTGTTCCTCTCGGCCAGCCGCTCGCAGTCGGAAATTTTCCGCAGCTACATCATCCAGTTTGCCAAGCAGTGGTTCGACATCGAGCTGACTGGCAACCCGATCACGCTCAGCAACGGCGCCGAGCTGCGCTTTCTCAGCACCAACAGCAGCACCGCCCAGGGCTACCATGGCCACGTCTATGTCGATGAGTATTTCTGGATACGCGACTTCGACAAACTTAGCACCGTGGCCAGCGCCATGGGCACGCATAAGAAGTGGCGAAAAACTTACTTCTCGACCCCCAGCGCAGTATCCCACCAGGCTTATCCGTTCTGGTCCGGTGAGGAATTCCGCAACAGCAAGCGCGGTAAGAAAGCTGGCGGCACCTGGCCCACCGAGGCGTCTTACACCCAGGGTGCGCTGTGCCCCGATGGTCAATGGCGCAAAACCATCACTCTGGACGATGCTATCGCCGGAGGCTGCGATCTGTTCGACCTCGAGCAACTGCAGCTGGAGTACGACGAAGACAAATTCCAGCAACTGTTCTACTGCACGTTCATCGACAGCAGCCAGAGCGCGTTCGGCCTTAAAGACCTGGAGCGATGCTATTCCGACCTGTCGCTGTGGGAGGACTACGACCCGGAACTGGATAGGCCATTCGGCAACAGCCCGGTATGGCTTGGCTACGATCCGAGCCGTACCCGCGACGACGCCACCTGTGTGGTGGTCGCCCCACCACTGGAACCCGGTGCGAAATTCCGCATCCTGGAAAAACACAGTTGGCGTGGGCAGTCGTTCAAGTACCAGGCCGACCAAGTCAAGAAACTTACCGAGCGTTTCAATGTGCAGCACATCGGAATCGACACGACCGGTATCGGTTACGGCGTGTTTGACCTGGTGCGCGACTTCTACCCGCGTGCGACCGCTATCCATTACAGCCTTGAAACCAAAAATACTCTGGTACTCAAGGCCCAGGACACGATCCAGGGCAGTCGCATCGAGTGGGACGCCGGCTGGACCGACATCGCCCAGGCGTTTCTGACCATTAAACGCGGCACCACCACCAGCGGCCAGGTTACCTACAGCGCTTCGCGCACCGACGCCACCGGTCATGCCGATATCGCCTGGTCGATCATGCACGCCCTGTTCAATGAACCCCTCAATACCAACAAGCGGCGCCGTAGCCGCTACGTCACGAGCGGAAACAATGCCCAAGCCACGACACAAAAAGCCCCAGGCCAACCGGCAGGCGCGACAGCAGCAGCCCATGCGGGCGTTCACGTTCGGGGAACCCGAACAGGTGCTGTCCGGCAACATCGGCGAGTACCTGGGGGTGTTTCTCAGCGACGACGGCGAAATCTACAAGCCGCCGGTGTCCCGGGCGGGCCTGGCCAAGCTGCTACGCGCCAACGCGCACCACGGCGCCATTCCCAAGTTCAAGCGCAACTTGCTGTTGCGTGAATTCATCCCGTCCGAGGGCTGCAGCACGCAGACCATGGGACGGGCGAGCCTGGATTACATGGTGTTTGGCGAGGCGTATTTCTATCGCGATACCAATGCCTTCGGAGAAGTGCTCGAGATGCAGCACCTATCCGCTATCAACATGCGTGTGAAGGTCGACGGCGGGTTCAGGATGCTGCTGCCAGACAGTAAGTACATGGACTTTCACCAGGACGAAATCGAACACGTCCTGGACTATGACGTGGAACAGAACATCTACGGCGTGCCCGACTACCTGGGCGGCCTGCAGGCGCTTTTGCTCAACGAAGCGGCGACCCTGTTCCGCCGGCGCTACTACAGCAATGGCGCGCACGCGGGTTATATCTTCTACACCAACGACCCGGACCTAACCGAAGAAGACGAAGAGAACCTGCGTGCCCAGATCAGCGCCAGCAAGGGCGTGGGCAACTTCCGCTCGATGTTCGTCAACATCCCCAACGGAAAGGAAAACGCCATCCAGATCATCCCCGTGGGAGACTTCCAGGCCAAAGACGAGCTGGAGAAGGTGAAGAACATCACTCGTAACGACGTGATTGCCGCCTGGAGGATGAACCCCGCCCTGGCCGGAATCATTCCGGAGAACAACGGGGGGTTCGGGGACATCGAGAAGATCGATCGCGTGTACACCAGCAATGAGATCAGACCGATTTGTCAGCTGTTCAATCAGTTGAACGGCACGCTCCGTCTCGACAGGAAAATATCCTGGCAATAAGCCATAAGGCCAGCCGATAACACTGTCAAAACGCCATAAAGCAGCTATCGCCACTACAAATATGGCAAAATAGTAGCAATTGGCTGCCCTGGGGAGGGACACAATGAGAGTTGTATGCAAATGCGGAAATAAGGGCCGGATTGCGTCTAGAGAAGAGCTATCACGGGATTTTGCGAAGCTTTATTGCCAGTGCCTCGACGCAATGTGCGGGCACACTTGGGTAGCGAATCTCACGTTTTCGCACACCCTCAGCCCATCCGCTCAATCCTACGAAAGAATGCTGTTTGATCGTTTGAGGGATATGCCTAGGGCGAAACAGCGGGAGCTATTCGATCAACTTGGCGCTGCTTGATACAGACGCGCCAGCCACATAGGGTCGGCGCATGCTTTCGGTGTTATGTCAGATTTCTTAGTCGACGTTAGAGGGCTCAGCGAGATAACCGGCAATTCGTCGCACTTGTTTACGGTCTTTTTCAGATAGCTGTCGGTATAGCTTGATAAGGCGCACCTCCAATGCCGTCAGCTCCAGCCATTCACAACCCAACGAGTCGCGATAACTGCTTTCCAATTTCTTGCGATCCAACATGCGTACTGCTCCGTTATGGCATTTGCTGAATCGACGGTATTGGGCAGTTATCCCAAACGTGACGCAGCAATTTCCTTAGAGATACGCAAATTGTTACAAGTTAATGGCGATGTTCATCCGCCTCAGCAGCCATGGACTTAACGATTCGACGCACAGTTTTTTGATCATCAGGAGGCAAGCGCCTGAACTGCTCGACCAGGTCCGCTTCTGCTGGATCAAGGCCCTGACTAGGTGGCGGAGATCGATGTCCAGAAAGAACGTAGCCCGCGTCAACCTTGTGCTCCGTCAATGCAGAAACGTAGCGAAGGTCCAATGAATTGGCGCCTAACTCGTAATTTTTTTGAGTTCCACGGCTGACTCCTAACAACGTCCCAAAATCCGTTTGATTCAAACCTAAGCGCTCGCGCTCTTCTCTTAGGCGATCACCTACTCCGTCAGCTATGAGCATTTTTTTATTCACCACACTTGACCTGATCAATTTTTTGACCAAGAATCGCCACAGACAAACAGAAACAACCACAAACAAACAGAGTAGACATGATGCCCGCCACCATTACACCCGAGCAAGCCCGGGCCGCTCTTGATCACAAGGGAGTGAGCATCGCGGAATTCAGCCGCCAGCACGGATTGAATAAAAATTTAGTCAGCGACCTATTGAACGGTCGGATCAAAGGTCGCCGGGGGGAGGCACATCGCGCCGCCGTGTTGCTCGGTATTAAAGACGGCGTAATTGCACAGTAATGGTCAGATCTCTGAGGGAACAGCAGAAGATGAAAAATCAGGTTCTAAAAACACGCCGGGAAGTCGTCAGTGCAATTATTTGCACCTTCGAAGGTGGCCGCGAACGCGCCGCTGCTCACATCGGCCTGCCACTCAAAAAGTTTGATAACCACGCTTACGAGAACAACAACTGCCGCCCGCTGACGGACCTGCAGATTTTCGACCTGGAAAAAGTCACGGGCACACAGCACCTGGCTAACTACGTTGCCGCAATGTATGGCGGCATGTTCGTGCCAATCGTCCATCCGGAAAACTTGGACAACGTTGAGATGTATACCCGAGCAGTGCAGACGTTAGCCAAGCGGGGCACCGTGGATCAGATCATTGCCCAGGCGCTTGATGACGGCGTAATCACCGAGGATGAAGCCGAACTGATCCTGAATGCTCATATCTCGCACATGGCAGCACGCACTACCGAAGTCCACGCTGCTATCGATCTGTACTGCGCCAAATCAGGGAAAGGCCAATGAACATTCAACCCAACACCCTGGACTACCAACAATGCGTACAGAACGCTGCACTGGCATTTCTTGAGCGCCATCAAGCCGAACACCTGGGCGACACACGGGCACTACACCGCCGTGTAATCGATCACTTGATTGACCGCTTCAACGTGTCCGAACCAGTGGCAGACAAACTGACCGCACTCGCCTACACCGAGCTGGTGGACATCGCACGCTGTAAGCGCCCCGCCAATCCGTAACACCTAACCCAACCAATCGCCGCCCCCACGTGCCGTGGGTTTGGGTGAGCTGCGCCCGAAATTAAGGTTTAACGATGACAAACGCCGTAATTGTCACCACACAACTGCCCCCAGCCGAGGCCGAAGCGTTGCTGGCCAACCTGCGTGAACAGTATCGCTTGAGCCTCAACGAACACTGGTACGACGACCAATTCCGCCTCGTGGCGGCCGGTCTGCGCCACGGCGCGATTCTCGCTCACATTCCGGTTATGGCTGCGCAAAAACGCCTCATGGCAGCCCTGTCCCACAGCCTCAAAGCAGTGAAGTAACCCCATGAAAGAAGATCTTCGCCACGACGTGTTGCAGCGCCTCCAGTCCGACTTCGGGCTCAAGCACCGCACGGGCACCGACTACATGCGCGGCGGCACCTGCCCGAAGTGCAAAAAGAAAGAGCTGTACTCCCGCTTTGACACGCCATGGATGGTGATTTGTGGCCGCCCTGAAAAGTGTGGCCACACCCTGCACGTGAAGGAGCTGTACGACGATCTGTTTGAAGATTGGAGCAAACGTGCCCCGGCGACAGACCAACATCCCAACGCCACCGCACGCGCTTATCTGGAGTTCGCCCGAGGCTTTCGGTTTGAGCTGATCCAGGGATGGTTCACCCAGGAAACGTTCTATTCCGTTGAACACAATGCCGGCAGCGCCACTGTGCGGTTCGCCCTGGAAAAAGGCGGTTGGTGGGAACGCCTGATCGATCAGCCGCACCGCTTCGGCAAGATGAAGGCTCGCTTCAAATCCAAGGACAGCTATCGCGGCGTCTGGTGGTGCCCGCCCTGCGTCGATCTGCTTGAGGCCAAGGAAATCTGGATCGTTGAAGGGATCTTCGACGCCATTGCCCTGGTGCACAACGACATCGCTGCCGTGTCTGCAATGTCGTCCAACGCGTTCCCTGGGGACTCGCTCAGGGAACTGGTTAAAACCCGGGAAGGCGGGAAGCTGCCCAAACTGGTTTGGGCTCTGGACAACGAACCGAGCGCAAACGCCTACACCCGGCGCTGGGTGCGCGAAGCCCGTGCCCTGGGTTTCATCTGCGAGTCCGCACAGATCCCGCAACGCGACGGCCGAAAGTCTGACTGGAACGATCTTCACCAGCGTTGGAACTTCATCCAGGACGAAACCAAACGTGCCGACCAGATCGCCAGCGACCTCAAGCAAGCTCGCCACCAGGGCGCCCTGCTGCTGGCCGAGAGCGCGGCGGAAAAGGCATTGCTCATGTACGACTGGAACAAGCGCGGGGAATTTCACCTGGGCTTCGGGAGCCGCCTGTACTGGTTCAAGTTGGACATGGAGAAATTCAACCGCGCCATGTCCGACATTGAGGACAGCGAGAACCACGACGACCAGCTGCTGAACCAGGCGCAACAGCGCGAAAAAGCGCTGCAGCAGTCCGGCAGCGTCGTGGAGATCGCCAACTGCTACCCCCAGGCGCTGTATTTCCAGCGAAACGAGGTAACAGACGAGTCCTGGTACTACATGCGTGTGGACTTCCCCCATGATTCCGAAAGTGTGAAAAACACCTTCACCAGCGGCCAATTGTCGGCCGCGAGCGAGTTCAAAAAGCGACTGCTCGGCATGGCGGCAGGTGCCATGTTCACAGGCAGTGGCCAGCAGCTCGACAAGCTCATGAAGGACCAACTGTTCGGCATCAAAACCGTCTCAACGATCGATTACGTAGGCTACAGCAAGGAATACGCCTGCTACGTCTACGGTGACATCGCGATCAAGGACGGCACCACCTACAAGGTCAACAGCGAAGACTATTTCGAGTTTGGCAAACTGCGCCTGAAAACCCTGCAGAAAGGCGTCCCGATCAAGCTGCAGCGCGAAGCGAAGGGCTTTGACGAGAAGTGGGTGCAGTTGCTGTGGACATGCTTCGGCGCCCAGGGCTTCGTCGCGCTGGTGTTCTTCTTTGGCTCGCTGTTCTGCGAACAGATCCGCGCCCGCTATCAGTCCTTCCCTTTCCTGGAAGCCACAGGTGAGGCCGGCGCCGGCAAAACCACCCTCTTGAACCTCCTTTGGAAACTACTCGGCCGCGAAGGCTATGAAGGATTTGACCCGATGAAATCCACCAAGGCTGGGCGCTCTCGTCTTATGGGCCAGGTCTCCGGCATGCCAGTGGTGTTCCTGGAAGCGGATCGCCACGGCGATGATCGGGCACACGCTAAAACCTTCGAATGGGACGAGCTGAAAGACTTCTACGGCGGCGGCACCCTGGCCACGAAAGGCGTCAAGACGGCCGGCAACGAGACGTACGAGCCACAATTCCGGGGAACGATCGCGATCAGTCAGAACGCGGCCGTGGTCGCCCACGAAGCGATCATGACGCGGATCGTGAAGTTGCACTTTGTACGCCCGACCGTCACGCCGGAAAGCCGTGCTGCAGCGGATCAACTCAACGCCCTGGACGGCGACACCCTCAGCCACTTCCTGTTGCGAGCCGTGGGCAAGGAATCCGCGGTGCTGGAGCTGTTCGCCCAGCGCATGCCTGAACACGAGTCGAAGTTGCGCCGTTTGCACACCCATTGCTTCGCCTGCAGCACGATCTACACCAGCGAGCAAGGCAATTGCACCAGTTGTGGCTATGACCTACGCGGCTATATCCGCGTGGAGCGCATCAGCAAAAACCACGCGCAAATGCTCTCGCTGTTGGACGGCCTGCGCCTGGTCCTGAAATTGAGCGACCCTCAAGTCGCCGCCACACAACGCCAGATCGTACGGATGGCCATTGAGCGTCAGGCCTCGATCAGCTCCGACCATGCGGCCGTGGCCGAGTTTTGGGAAGTCTACGACTACCTAGAATCCTTGAGCGAAGACCCCGTGGTCGACCACAGCACGGACCCTACCGTGATCGCTATCAACCTCAACGAGTTCTGTGAACGTGCGGCTGAACACAAACAGAAATTGGCCGACGTGGCCACGTTGCGCGACCTGCTTAAAGAGTCCCGCTCGCATAAGTTTTTGGACAGCAACAAGGCCGTGCACAGCGCCGTGCGCGCTGCATTTAACAGCCGCAACCCGTGTTCACAACCCCGGCCGACCACAGTGAAGTGCTGGACATTTAAGGCGTAAAGGAGAGCAAGACCGATGCAGATCCAAGTGTTTATGGGCAATGCCGGCGACGGCAAAACTAGCAAGCTGCAGGGAGTACAGGACCGCCTGAACCTCACCGGTGAGAGCGCACCGATCATCCAGGCCGGTGCATATGGGGAGGATGGCTTGTTGGAGATCCTGGAAGTTCGGGCAGCCGGTGGCCAGCGCGAAATCCTAGTGGACGACTGCAGCCGGCAACAAATTCTGAGGGTACTGGAGTGGCAATCATGCGTTGAGCATGAGCGCGATTTTGACTGCCTGGTGATCCACCTGGCCCGCAAGGACTGACCATTTGAAAAGCAGTGTCGAGGAGTTGCAGCTCCCCGACACCCAACCACCACCGAGGACTAAACCATGCAAGCACAGACCCACAGCAGCAGCGGCACGAAGGCTACCACACCGGCACGGCACCTGGTGGCCACCGCGATTATCGGCGCGGCCGTAATAGGCTACCTGGTACATAAAACGCCCGAATCACGAACCCGTCTCGAAAGCCTCAGCCAGATGGCCGACACTCTGGGCGAACTGAGCGAAACGGACGCGGCCGTGGTCGCCCAACTGCTCGCCAAACCAGCAACACGGGGTGTATCAGGCAATGTCTAAGCGTCCTGCAGCAGCACGCGTGCGGCGCTTTCCCTGGAACATCGATCACACCAGCGTTTGCGATCAATGCGGCAATTGGCGTGTTCAGGGTAGTCACTTGAAATGCAGCCGGCAGCGCCAGCTGCAGAATGCCCACCTACGCAACCACAAGCCGAAACGGTAAGCCGCGTCCACCAGAAGATGCGCTACCAGATACTTGGCCCGGAAACGGGCCTTTTTGTTTCCGATCGTCAGACTGTCGTTACACGAGTACAGCGTTAGGGGTTTACATGAGTGGGGTCGAAGCTCGCGGTAATTCCGTGAGAATCTATTTTCAATACAACGGCGAAAAATGCCGAGAGTCGATACCAGGAGGTAACAAACCGGCCACAGTGGCCCAGGCAAAGCGCTTGCTCGCCATCATTGAATACGAGATCGACTCCGGCACCTTTGATTACGCTCGCCACTTTCCCAACTCGGCCAGGTTGGTGGAAAACACTTTTGGTCACTACTTGGATCTGTGGTTGCGGATCAAGGCCAACAGTGTGGCGGCGTCGAGTTATCGCGGCTACGCCAACAAGGCCGAAGTACATGTGCGGCCACGTTGGGGCAAGGTACAGATCAACGCGATTGATCACCTGGACCTGCAGGAGTGGATTCAGGGCACGTTATCCAAAACCCTCAAAAACAAAACCATCCGCGACATCATCAGCAACGTACGCCAGGTGTTCCGGCTCTATCGCACCCGGATGAAAGTAGCTCACGATCCCACCGAGGGCTTGATGGTTCGCCTCCCCGATCCGGAAGCACCGGACCCGTTTACCCGGGCGGAAATCAAGCAGATCCTGGAAACACCGACCACCCGCACCTTTGAGCTGCTGATGGTGCAGTTCATGTTGTGGGCTGGACCCCGCGTCTCCGAAACGATCGCCTTGGCTTGGGAGGACGTCGACCTGGTAGGCGGCACGGTGACCTTCCGTCGGTCGAAGGTGCGCGGCGCCTACCGCGTCACCAAAACCCGCCGTTCAATGCGCAAGGTGCGTTTGCTGGCTCCCGCGTGGGACGCGTTACGCCAGCTCGATGCGCTGACTCGAAAGCGAAAAGCAGAAACCGTGGAGATCGTGGAGCGCGACAACAAGACCGTGCGCAAGCACACCCTGCACTTCGTATTCCTGAACACCAAAAGCGGCCTTCCGCATGCCAACGACTTTGTCGTGCGTGACCGTTTCTTTAAGGCACATCTGCAGGCGGCAGGGGTTCGCTATCGCGGGCCAGGCCAGTGCCGGCATACGTACGCCAGTCAGTTGCTGACGACGGGTATTGCCTCAATCGATTGGATCGCAGAACAGATGGGACATACCAACGGCAATATGATCCGTCAGCACTACGGGACTTGGATCAATGAGGACGGCCCGGACGTGGTCGGCATGCTGCAACTGGCGTTGAAGCTTTCGCCGCTTACAGCTCCACACTAAACTCGCGTAACCCCACCGCATCGGCAAATCGCCCTACAGCCGTCAGGCTGGCCCAGGTACGCAGCGCTTCGCGGCGCGAACGTACTGCCAACCAGCGGCTGTTAGTCCCCCCAGTCGGATAGCCAGCGTCCACTGGTCCTCCTGGCGGCTGACCAGCGTATCGCGTACTGCGCCGCCCTCCACCAGGGTGCGCAGTGCTTCTTCTTGAATTCCATTGGGCATGGTTAACCATGCCTCCTGACTCGCTCAGTGAAGTCGTTGACCTGCGCAGGCGTCAGGCAATTCAACTTACCGAACGTCACCAGGTGCTGGATCATCGCTTCTTGACTGCCGGGTTCCTGAGCGACCATGCGCCGACAGGTCTTCTCCAGGATCAACCGCGCCAGCTCCGGGTTCTCTACCCGTGATGCATCGAAGGCCTGCGCGATGGCAACAGCCAACTCTCCGAGATCCGGGTTCTTACGCTGCAGAGCCCGTAAAGCCGTCATTTGCCGTGCGGTGATGGGTAACGACACGTGTATCTTCCTTATTAGCCACACTCAGGCCAAGCGCAGCGGTAATGGTAGACCAGCCTGGCGGAGTGTGGTTTCCACCGGGCGCAAAAAAGCCCGCCGGAGCGGGCCTTGATGTGGGGGCCTTTTGAACATAAGTGGCGTTACTCGAAGCTGCTGGCTACTCTTCTGCCTGCCAGCGACCACCTACGTATTCGCCTTTAGGCGGCTCAGGATTAACCTTTCGTCCTAAAACATAGCATGCAACGACCGCCCGCTCGCCCGTACCTGGTTCGGCCGAGGACACAACTGCGACTATGCGCCAGCCCTCCTGAAGCGCTTCGTTAACCTCTGTAACGCTGAATAGCTCTTGAACTTCATCCACTTCATATAGTTGCATAACAACTCCTTGTTGCCATTAGCCGCACCGAATCAGCGCGGGGGAATTACCATCCTCGATCCAGCATCGCTATTGTTGGCGGCTTTTCCTTTCCCGCTCATCTAAGTCAGCCATAACATCACGCATGCTTTGATCGCGATCCCATTCGCCTGGAAGAGGTGCATCATCCGGTAAGCCTGCGTATATGCGAAGTTTCTTAACCAGGTCAGAAGCCTGTAAACCTAATACAGCGTATCCCCGTCTCCTTGTCCAAAAAAACTCGGGATGATCGGGGGGGTCGTAATTGAACTCCTGTATTCCGCGAAGCTTTCCGTGTAGCTGATCTTGTTGATCGGGAATTCTGAGAATTGCGTACATGAGATCTTTGGGCAATAGCTTCCAGTCGACATCAAGTTCAAGTGGACTAAATACGGGGAAAGCAGTTGTCGATTCATAATGACCGTCTTGGCCTGCAGGCTGCCCCTGACATGTGCCATCGTCGATGCTCACGTCGAAGCAATGAGACGCGAACCGGTCCAAATGCGAAACAACAATAATCCCCAGGTATGTCGTGTTCTGGTTAACCGCCTTGCGCTTAGCCCACCATTCCTTAATGAGCACAAAAAAATTTCCGAGCAAGACACCGCTAATACCTGCGGCAGCGGAGATGATCGCTGAAACATTCCCTGCGTCCAT